GCAGCTAATGGTGATGTTCTTGTAGGATTAGATATTAACCCTACGTTTACTAATGGTGCTTTTACAGGGGTATCAAATTATGGGATAAGAATAAGTTCTGCATTTCCTCTTACCAATACAATTTCTACAGTTAATTCTATTAATACTACAAGTGGTGTTCATAGTTTTGTTTCACATTATTTAGCCATGTCTCCAAATGCATCAAATGGCTCAAATATTGTTTTGTTAATGGGTGGTAAATCAAGAACATTAAATAATGGAATACACGTTACTTATCAACATTCATCAGATGGAAGTGCTTCAAATTTTGGTAGTTTAAATTTTGTTGGTGTAAATGGTATTTTAACTTGGTTTCCTACAGGTGATGTTGGAATAGGTACAGGAGGTACAGACTCAGGATATAAATTAGATGTAGCAGGAACAACTCGTTTAAACGGATTACAAACCTTTGTAGGAACTACTGCAAGTGATGGTGGTCAGTTAGGAGCTGAACTTTTAACTTCTTCAGGTTGGACTTCTACAGGTTGGACAGGCTCTTATCCTTCGTTTACGCATACTACAGGTAATACTACAAACTTAACAAATACGTTGGCTGCGGTTGTAGGTAACAACTATGCATTTACTTATACGATTACAACAAGAACGGCAGGTACAATTACCTTTTTTCTTGGTGGATTAACTTTTTCAGGAGCATCTTCTTCAGGTGTCGCTTATGGAAAAGCTACATCAACCGCTTCATTAGTTATTACACCTACTACTGATTTTGATGGAACAGTTGTTATGTCTATTAAGCAAGTTACCGCAGGTTCAGCTACAACTACTTTTCAAAATAGTTCAGGCACTGCAAACATAGAAGTAAGAGCAAGTGGAGCTTCTGCAACTAACACATTTATAGGCTTAAATAGTGGTAGATTCTCAATAGGTATTAATTCATACCAAAATACTTCATTAGGATATGGAGCATTATCTTCCATAGTAAGTGCATTTAACAATACTGCAATAGGATATGCTGCAGGAGGCTTAATTACATCAGGACTTAATAATACATTAATAGGCTCAAACGCAGGTGGTGCTATTACAACAGGAGGTAGTAATACTATAATAGGTACAAATTCAGGTCAAAATATTACAACGGCAAGTAGTAATACTTTGATGGGAACTTTAGCAGGTTCAGCTATTAGCTCAGGAAATGCAAATGTTTTAATAGGACAACAATCTGGACTTTCTATTAACGTAGGAACTACTAATGTGGCAATAGGTTGGCAATCTTTACTAAACTTAACAAGTAGTGCTTATAATATAGCATTAGGTCCACAAGCAGGTAATAATGCAGGATTGTCATCAAGTGTTTTAAATACTACATCTGGAAGTTCTATTTACTTAGGCATGAATGTTCGTGCATCTGCAAATGCTAATTCAAACGAAATAGTCATTGCAGGATATAATCTAACAATAGGTCAAGTAGGATATGGTTCAAACACAACAGTAATAGGTAATAACCTTACAACTAATACTGCTATTCAAGGAAACTTGACATTAGGTTCTTTAAATCCTGTTTCAATCGGTTTACCTGTGGCTACTCCTTCCACAACAGGTGGTACTTTAGCAGCAGGTACATATTATTATCAAATAGTAGCAGTAGATATTTACGGAAACACAACAACAGGTTCTCAAGAGGTTTCAGCGACTACAACAGGTACAACATCAAGCATTGCTTTATCTTGGACTGCAGTAACAGGGGCAGCATCTTATAGAATTTATAGAGGTACTGCAACAAATGCTCAAAACGTTTATTACACATCTTCTACTAACTCATTTACTGATATTAACGGAACATCAACGGCAGGAACAGTTCCTACTTCTAATACAACTTATTTAAGTAGAATTACTAACACAGGAGATGCTATAATAAATACAATAACAGTTGGCTTAGGAGGTGGAGCAATTTCAACAAATACTGCAATAGGTGTTTCAGCGTTAAAAAATAATACAACAGGTTCGCAAAATAGTGTATTAGGTTCAAACGCAGGAGCAGCTATTACAACAGGAGGTAGTAATACTTTTATAGGTGTTTCTGCAGGGCAAGCTAATACTACAGGTTCAAATAATACAGCAGTAGGAGTAAGTGCTCTATTTAAAAATACAACAGGTGGTTACAACACAGCAGTAGGATTACTTGCTTTGTATAATAACACCACAGGTACATTTAATAATGCAATAGGTGATAGTGCATTAGCAGCAAATACAACAGGTAATCAAAATAATGCTCAAGGTCATTATACAATGTATAACAACACCACAGGTTCTAATAATACTGCCTTAGGTAATAATGCCTTGCTTGCAAATACAACAGGTTCAAGTAATGTGATAATAGGAAACATTGCTGCAAATGCTGCTACTGTAGTTGATAATAGTATTATAATAGGAGCTAATTCTCAACCATTAGCTTCTTCACAAACCAACCAAATAGTAATAGGTTACCAAACAACAGGTTTAGGTTCTAACACAACAATAATAGGTAACTCATCTACAACACAAACTGCTCTATACGGAAGTTTAACATTAGGTACAACATCTACTACTGCTTCTGCTTTGCTTTCTATGTCATCTACAACGCAGGGTTTCCTACCACCTCGCGGCACGAATGCACAAAGAACTGCTATAAGTTCTCCTGCAGTAGGTTTAATGTTTTATTGTACTGATACAGTAGAAGGATTGTATGTATATACTTCAGCAGGGTGGAAAATGTTTACAATGGTATAATTATGACAGGAATATATAAAATAACATTCCCAAATGGGGTTTACTACTTTGGTCAAGCAATTGATTTAAAAAGAAGAGAACGTCAACACATTAAGGAAGCTCAAAAAGGGAAACATACTAATCCAAGATTTCAGCATTGTTGGAATAAGTATGAAGAATTTAATTTTGAAATAATTGCAGAATGCAAAAAAGAAGAATTAAATAAAATAGAATCTGATTTTATTATCAAAAATATTGATAATGAATTATGTTGTAATATGTGCAAAGAGGGTAGGTCAAGATTAGGTGTAAAATTACCAGAAGAGTCTAAGCAAAAAATGTCTAAATATCAATTTTTAATTGGAAGAACAAAACCTGTTTATGTGTTTAGCCGACAAATGGATTTGTTAGGAAAATTTAATTCAATGAGAGATGCGGAAAAAATATTAAAATTATGTCCTAAAGATGTTCAAAAATCTTGTAAAAATAGAGGCAAATATAATGCAAAAGGATATAAATTTTTATATGCAGCAGAAGTTGATATTTTTTTAAATTATTCAAATAATATAGTAAAATTATAAAAATAAAAATATGGCAAAAATTCAACCAATTCAATTCCCAATATTAGGGGAAGCAACACAACTAATGGTAAGAGTATTACCCTTTGAAACCAACGCAACTAATTGTGGAACTTATTACGAAATACAAACAGAGGAAGGTAAAAGTTTAGCAAATGGAAATTATAACCTAAGCGATGAAGAATTTGCATCTTGGGGGCAAAGCAATAAATATATTGACCAATTAGTAGCAAGTCATGTTGGGGTAACGATTATAGATTAAATAGTATATTTGTAGCATGAGTAAGAATTCAAATTTAAGTGAAATACCTAATGTCTCAGGGATTGTTAAATCTGGTACTAGTGGATTTTCTGCTGCCGTTGCAGGGGCAGATTATCAGCTACCAATAAGCGTAACAACAACAGGAGTAAATGGACCTGCTACATTTGCAAATAATACATTAAATATCCCACAATATGGTTCTTCAGGAACCACGGGAACATCAGGCTCATCAGGTACCTCAGGAAGCTCAGGTACATCAGCTACTAGCGGTACTAGTGGAAGCTCAGGAACAACAGGTACAAGTGGGACAACGGGTACCTCAGGGACTAGTGGTACGACAGGAACATCAGGCTCTAGTGGAACAACAGGGACTTCTGGAACAAGTGGGACTACAGGAACGAGTGGCTCTAGTGGTACGACAGGAACAAGTGGAACGACAGGGACTAGTGGCACCTCAGGGACCTCTGGGTCATCAGGTTCTTGCGGAACAAGCGGAACCTCAGGATTAAATGGGGTATCAGGAACATCAGGGACAAGCGCAACCTCTGGAACTGCAGGAACAAGCGGCTCCTCTGGCTCATCATCTTATTATACCTCTACCTCTACATCAGCTATAACAATACCAACCTCTCCTAGCACGGTTGTTAATTTAACCACCCTAACAGGATTATCTTATACGGTTGCTCAGTCAGTTATTATAGCTTACGATGCAACTCATTACTTTACAGCTACTATATCTTCTTATAATGCAAGTACAGGGGCTATGACGGTTCTTTCTGCCTCTAATGTAGGTACAGGGACATATAGCACATGGTCTTTAAACCTTGCAGGTGCTGCAGGGGGTAATGGTACCTCAGGCGTGAACGGAACAAGCGGAACAAGCGGTATCAATGGAACAAGTGGTACATCAGCAACCTCAGGGACATCAGGTGTTAGTGGTACATCAGGTGTTAGTGGTACATCAGGAATAAATGGAACAAGTGGATTTAACGGCACCTCGGGAACATCAGCTACAAGTGGGACTACAGGTACTAGCGGGACAAGTGGTGTATCAGGAACAAGTGGTACTAGTGCTATAAATGGAACTAGCGGAGTAAGTGGTACAAGCGGTGTATCAGGAACTAGCGGAGTATCAGGGACAAGTGGGGTGAGTGGTACTTCAGGTACATCAGGAGTAAGCGGTACGAGTGGGGTAAACGGAACAAGTGGCGTAAACGGAACCTCAGGAGTAAGTGGTACGTCAGGAGTTAATGGTGCTAGTGGAACGTCAGGGGTAAGTGGAACGAGTGGCGTAAATGGTGCATCAGGTACAAGTGGGGTAAGCGGTACTAGTGGAGTATCAGGTACATCGGGGGTCAATGGAGCTAATGGGACTAGTGGAGTAAACGGAGCCAACGGAACAAGTGGGGTTAATGGGGCTAGTGGAACAAGCGGAGTTAGCGGTACTTCAGGAGTGAATGGTGGTAACGGAACATCAGGAGTAGGATTTAGCTCAATATCTCCTGCCTACAATACAGCAATAGTATTGAGTAATGGTTCTAGCAATTCAGCCTATAGTGTATCAAATGCCACAATAGATGGTAGTGGTAATATTACTGCTAATTCTTACTACGAAAGTTCAGATATTAGATTGAAGGATGTTGTTGATATGATTTTATCAAATGACATAAAAACAATTTCCTTTACTTGGATAGATAAAAGAGATACTAAATTACATTGGGGTTATATAGCACAAGATGTAAAACAATTTTTACCAGATGCAGTTGGCGATGATGGAGAAGGATTTTTAAAGGTAGATTATAATCAAGTTCATAGTTGGAAAATAGCTCAGCTAGAAAAAAGAATTGCTGAACTAGAGGCTAAAATTAAGTAATGAAAACCAATAACTATTTAGTTACATATAACGACTTAACCACAATGGGGTTGACTGCAAAGACAACAGCTCCTACTGGCACTCGTATAGCTACTAAAAGTTTTATCAATACTTATTATTATGCAAACAATAGTGGTAATTTAAGAAACTATGCCAATAACCAATGTGTTATGTATCAAGACATAGTTGGTTCAATACCTAATAGCGATACATTGTATTATTATGGAATCAATACAAGCGCTAATCCTGTTGTAATAACAGGTGTTGGAGATTCGGCATCAGCTTGTAGTTTATCAGGAATGAGCAGTATAACTGCTTATTATTATGGTACATTTAATAATGGAACATATTTGTTTTATGACAACTCAGGAACCCAATTGGTATCAGATGGCGGTTGGTTTAACCTAGGAGGATATAGTTTTCAGCTGAATTCAGGTGGTGTATATAATTTAACTGGTTGTGCTTCTTGTAGTATTAGTGGTACTAAGGTAATCAATTCTACAACCTCAGGTGCTTCAGGAACAATATACATTACAGGAACCAAGTCGGTTAGATTTAGCTGCTTTGGTGGTGGGTCTTTAGGTAATACATTCAGTGGTACCTTAAATATTACAGGAGTGGGCTCTTACTTCTTAAGTTGTACAGCATTCCAAACTAAAAATACAGATATACCACTTAGTGCAGGAACTTATACCTATAGTATAACTAGAGGCTCTTATACAGGTTCTTCAGGGAACAATGCATCAATTACTTGCTTGTAATTTATCCATAACCATTTTAGCTGTTATTGATTTCTGACATTCAAATTGTCTATCATATCCTTTCCATACGGGGCACCATTCCCAGTCTCCACGGTCAAATTTAAAGTTCTTATTATTCCAACATCCGTGGCATACTGATTTGTTTGTTACCCTTATGGTGTCAAAGGTAAACTCATGATTGTCCTCTGAGAAGTTGGCAATCATAATTACTTTCTTTTTAAGAGAATATGCGAGCCAGCTGACCCCCGACCCCAATCCTATAAAGAATTCGCTATAATGTATCAGCTTCATAGTCTCCTTAATATCATGATTGATTATTTGTTCAGCTCCCTCAAAAGGATTATTTTCTAATGAAACATTAATAACCTTATATCCCTTACCTATTAGTATGTAGATTAATTCTTGCCACCCTTCTTTAGTCCAAAACTTACATCCAGAGGTAGAGTTGGTTGCAATCGTTACATACTTCTCTCCGTTAAAAGGATGTTCTCCTGCCTCGTATTTAAGTACAGGTCTTATCTCCTTAAACTCTAATCCTAATATATTTGTAGCAGCCTTCTGTAAAGGAATGGTGTTGCATAACTCAGGCTCTCTATCCGAGTCATAGTGCCATCCAATATTATATTGAGCATAAATATTCTCTACTAAGACTCCTCTTTTAACAAACTCTAATTCAGGGTAATCAAATAAGTCCTCTCTATTCGTAACCACAATGACCTTGCAATTATGTTTATTTTGAAACTCTAGGCAATACGGCACCCAAGCAAGATTATCCCCCAAGGAATCGCTATCAATTACTATCATAACTTTCTTGCCCTCAAGATTTAATATGTTGTCATATATTACTGCCCCCCTACAATAAACCAAGGTTCTCCATTTAGTAAACCATTGTCTATTCAGCTTAACCCATGTGTTTGATTTTATTGTATTTTCGTAAGTAATACTACCATTTTCGTCTAAAAATTGAACTAAAAAATCCTCCTCAACAGCACAATTAATTTCAAGGTATGGCTGACCAACAAAGTATTGGGTAATAGAAACCTCTTGCTGAACGATAGGGTCGCACAATAAATTTCTATAGGCAATATAATGCTTTGTAGCAAAGTGAGGGGTAGTATTGTCAGCTGGTGTTACATAGTTAGCCTTAATTGTATTTAGGTCTGTATCTATAGGCTGAATATAGTCAGTAAACATATCTCCATACTGAGGAAGATTGTGGGCTATGATTGGTAGGTTATAGCTGATTGCCTCTCTCAAGACTAATGGGTTACATTCCCAAGTAGAGTTGAACATGAATATATCAGCCATTCTCATAAAATTATCTACATCTTTTCTCTCTCCCCATACCTTAACATTCTTGGGTAAATCTTTCATAAGTGGTTCCCAATAGTCTTTAAAGTTACCAGCTTGGTTACCTACGAAATGAAATATAAAATTAGGATACTTGCGAGCAATCTCTATACCCTCAGCTTGATTTTTCCCTGGAGTCCACAACCCAACATTAAGGACATGGTTGCCCGTTCTTTCTGCATTAATCTCTTGTTTGTCTATAGGATATTCTATGACCTTGTAATTATCTGCCTTAAAAACATCTATATGATAAGGAGTACAATATAGGTATAGGTCTGACTTAAATATTTTATCCTGTGGTAAACAATCAACCCCATGGAAGGTCTCTACTATTCTATATGTTCTATCGTTGCTATAAATCCTTTTGACCATCTCTCTGTCTAGTCTTTCAACCATATCATCTACATGGATAATGTCTGGCTTAAACTTATCTATCACATCAAACAATTCCATCTTGTTTTCATATAGGGTAGTAAAGTTCTCTTTTAGTAAACTTTTAATCTTATCTCTCTGTACCACATAGTCTAAACTATAGCACTGATACTCTACTACATATAACTCTATGTTCTTTACATCTATAAGTGATTCTATTCTCTTTAAAAGGAACGCAGGCATCCCCCCCGTACTAGTGTGAGATGGAAGGTAAAGTATCTTCATTGATTATATTTTTAATTTTTTGTATGTCTTTTTCTCCGTGGTAAAATAGTAACTGACTTTCAGTTGCAGGTACTCTAACCCAATCAGCTAAATGATATGACTCTCCCGTAAACTCTAAATCTCTATATCCGTTTACATAACAGAAAGGCAATCCATTATAAGCCTTGTAATCATATAAAAGTGTTTGTAAAATCGTTTCTTCGTTATACGGTGCGTACCATGCATTATTTTTAAGTATCGTAGGATGATTACATCTATAATACCATAGGTGTAAAAAATCTATCGTATTCTTACCCGCTACAAAATACCCACTTTGCCTATATTTAGTCATCTTCCTTTCTTGCTGATTTGAGTTGAATAACTCACAAGCAGGATGTTCTAGGGTAGTGGTAAGGTCGTCAAAACTATCAGCCCCTCCTCTCCCATTTGAATGAAGGAAATCATAAATTCCCTCTACGAAATAAGGGTAGGTTGAGTCCTCATCATAATAGTCAAAAATAGTATCTATGTATTTGGTAGCTATGGAATCGCAATCTACATAGCAAACGGTATCGTGGTATTTTAAGGCGTGTCTTACTATTGCAGGCCTCTCAATAAGTAACTTATAAATCTCTGGGTTGTCTCTATCAATAAAATCTTTTCTTTCTTTAATACTTACTGCCTTGGATTTCCAATGCCAAGCAGTAGCCCCCTTTATACTCCTATAAGCGTCTAAGATATATACATATATAGGATAATTACTATATTTATTTATTGAGTCTACGCAGGCTTGCAATAGGTCAACATAAGCCTCATTTGCATATAAAATGTATGCTCTTTTTGCCATTCTTTGTGTTTAAACAAAATTAATTCAAATATTTAATATTCTTAATAATATTTTGTAACTTAGCACTAAATTTTATTACCATGTTAACATTAAACGAAGCACAAGTACAAGAGTTAAATAGAATTATTGATGCAACTCCGTTTGCAGCAGCAGTTCCATTTGTTCAATTTTTCCAAAAAGTTCAACAAGATGCTGCTCCGAAAGAAGCACCATTAGTTGAGGCAGAACCAGCTTAAAATTAAAATTATGTATCAATTAACAGAACAAGACTTGCAGACTATCAAGAGTTCATTTGGCCCTGATTTACCATCAGTAAATGGCGTTAACATTGTTGATTTTATTATTGGATTGTCTTATGTAAATAGCCATCCAGTAGAACCAACTACTGAAACACCAACAGAGGCTCCTACTGAAACACCAGCACAACCTGAATAATGGATTTGCAAGTAGAAATAACGCTAATGGAATCAAGAATTTCTAAAATGGAAGAGAAATTAAATGACGTTGAGTCAAAATTAGACTCTGTTGATAAAAAGTTAAATCAAGTTATAGATGCTCTGATTGGGAACAAGCTCACTCAGAGCAATGGCTTGGTTGCTGATGTTAAAGAAATTGGCGACCTAGTTGATGCCCACGAAGCCTTCTTAAACAAGACTAAATGGATTTGGATTGGTGTTGTTTCCGTTTCTACCATTATAGGATTTTTTTTAAAGTTTTTGTTAGAACATCTATCTAAATGAGTAAATTATTCAGCCTTAATTGGCACGATATTATTAAGAGTTTTGTGGTAACATTCTTTACTACATTCATCAGCTCATTGATAGCAGTTCTAGATACCTTACAATTCCCAGATGCTGATGGTTGGAAGCACATAGCATTAGGAGGACTTGCAGCAGGGTGTTCTTATTTATTAAAAAACTTCTTTACAAATAGCCAAGGGCAAATCGCCATAAAAGAGCCATGAAAAAATTAATACTATTATCATTACTTCTAGTTGGGTGTAGTGAGCAAAGAAAGATTCAGAAGGCTGAACGTATCGTATTATTAAACGATAATGCTTTCAATGAGATAGGTCTTAAATGGGCTAAATTAAACCCAATAGACACCACCATAACAAGAATTATATCTAAGTCAGATACCCTTACATTAAGAGACACCTTAACCTATACTAAGTCTGATACCTTGCATCACACAGATACTGTTTTTAAATTAATAGTTAAGACCTCTTATGTACACGATTCTGTACAAAAATATGTACAGGATAACAGAGTTTTAAACTCCTACAAGGATTCTATTCAGTCTTATAAGAATAATATTTTTATTACAAATACCTATCTTTCAGAGGCTAAGAAAGAAATTTCAAAATATAAGTGGTATTTTTTTGGTTTATTGGGATTAATTGTTTTAATTTTGGGTATATACACATACCTTAAGTTAGCATTATGATAAAAAATTCATACCCAGAACTCCCTGGGCTTCCATATACAAAGACTTCTATTGATATGGATAGCGTTATTGCCTACATTAAAGAGTCTCCATATATTGCTGAGGTTAAAAGAGCTTGCTATGTCGTATTTCGTAATGAGTCGTCAAATGGCAAAAGTGGGGTATGCAATAACTACATAGGATTACAGACAGATAGCGGAAGATGGGATGCACATATATCAGCTAAGATTATAGGTACTACACTTAAGAATGAGAACATGACAGGCAACCAAAGAAGATTTGCTTGCTTTAATTCATTTAAGGATTCCATAGATATTTTAGAGTACGAGATATTAGGTAGAGGTCTGTTTATTGGTGGGACTGCACATCCTTATCACACTGGATTAGTAACATCAGCTAATGATTTAGCTTTGGCTTATTATAGAAATTGGGTAATGGGCTCTAATGATGCCTTGCCTGATAAAGATTTTACAAATGGATTTTTATCCATGTATCATCAAGCTGAGGCTAAGTTCTAAACACACAACACATGAATCAGAAAATTCAGCTAGCATCTGATTACGTATTGAAATTCCCTTCAATATCTAAATCATCCATTGCTGCAAAATTGTTCAACGATTACGAGGCAATCTATTCTAGCCAAGAAGAGGCTAGAACTTATGTAAGAAGAGTCACAGGGGCAAATGGAGAGTATAGTAGTAAAAGAGTAAGTATACCTCATACTCCTGATTTACCTCCATCAAAATGTTCTTCTAGAAAATTTGTAGACCTACCTGTCAGCTCCAATAATATCCTTTGGATGTCTGACATACACATCCCAAACCAAGACAATGATGCTATTAAATTAGCCATAGAATACGGGAAGAAAGAGAAAATAAATTGCATAGTGTTAGGTGGAGATATTTTAGATAACACTCCATTTACAAATCACGATGCACCACCTCCAAGCCCAGATGATGTAGTGGAATGGTTTGAATACTGCCAAATCTTTTTAAGCCATCTAAGAACAATATTCCCTAAGGCTCACATAGTTTGGATTGAGGGTAACCATGATAATTGGTATGTACGTTATCTGATGAAGAAGGCTCCAATGCTTTTCAATGATGATTATTTTAGACTACCACAGAGACTTGATTTAAAGAAATACAATGTAGATTTCTATGAGCAAAATATTGTGGTTAGAGCTGGTAAATTACACCTACTTCATGGGCATACTATTGTAAGAGGATTTATGGCTCCTGTTAATGCTGCAAGGGGTGTGTTCATGAGAGCAAAAAGTTCAATGCTTATAGGTCATGTGCATGCAAGTTCAGCTCACTCAGAAAGCAATATTAAAGAAGAAGATATAGGGTGTTGGTCTACAGGATGCCTATGCACCTTATCCCCTGATTATGACCCGCATAATACTAAACATAACTTAGGATTTGCTCAAATATTGGTAGAGAAAGATGGTAACTTTGAGGTTAAAAATAAAAGAATAATAGGTAATAAAATATTTTAATATGAGCAAAATATTAGACAAGGTTATATCAGATTTAGAGGATAGAGAGGCTAAGGGAATTAATACCTACGGAACCACGGTTGATAGGACTGATTACGAGCTAATTAATTGGTTACAAGAGGCTTATGAAGAGCATTTAGATAGCTGTCTTTATTTGAAGGCAGCAATAGAAAAGATACAATCACAAGACAAATTTTATTAGTATATTTATCCCTCAAAGAAGTTTTATGGCCAAGTTAAAAATTAGTAAATCGTTTAATAAGATGAGTTTAGCTGAACAGGAATCATACCTAGTGAATAAGATTTATGAGTTGCATGCATTAGAGGATGCCTATAGAAAAATGCTAGGCAAAATCCGTGGAGGAAGCAAGCAGTCATTGCCAGAAGATGATGACAGACCAGATTTAATAGACCTTAAAAGTGCCTAATAAAATTACGATACCAACAGAATTTAAGCTCAATGGTAAGAAGATTATTGTTGAGTTTGATGATGAGTATTGTGAGACAGAAGGATATTTAGGAGAGGCTGATTTTGACCTAAGACTAATTACCCTAACTTCCAAAGAAGGGAATAAAAAACTCCCAAAGTCTGAAATAGATAAAACATTCTACCACGAACTAATTCATCTTATTCTTGATGCTGCAAATAGACATCAGCTAAAATACAACGAAGATTTTGTAGATGATGTTGGTTTGTTATTGTACGAATTTGAACGTACTAAAAAGTTTTAGTTTATCTATACTTTCTAATTAGATTAAATATTCTTGATATATCTGTAAAGTTCAATTCTTCGTTAATTCTAATTGGAAGAAATGCTATTGTAAATCCATGGTTGCCACGAAAATAATCTTCTTTTTCTATCCTATTACCATTTACACTATCTATATAAATCCATGGGTAGTTAGCAGATAGTTGAACTTCTATACCTATCTTCTTCATTCTTTCTATGAATGTTTTTATCTTATCCATATTTATTAAATTGATTTATAGAGAAGGTCTCAATCAATGGTTGACGCTTCTTTAATTCTTGCTGAGATTTAGTTTGCCCAGTTAAGGTTAACAACATAATCAAGAATGATACCGTTCTATCGTATTTAGTACGATTATCATGCTCGTATCTTTTAAGCTCATCTAATAGGTCAAGATAGTTTATAAGATGGCAATAATGCTCCACATAATTAATTCCATACTCCAACTGCTTAGATAAGGCGAAGGCATCAGCTGAGGCTACCCCTCTAATCATGTGGTTAACCTTTGTCTTTCTTGTTGGGTCAATTACGGCATCTGGTTTCTTACCAAGCATAGGTAAACAATTCTTACCAAAGTCATTCTCTGACTTAAAGTATTCATAGTAATCATCTCCTGCATCCAACTCTATTGTTACTGGAACTCCATAGTACATAGAAGCCATTAACATCTCTTTCCAAAATAATTTCTTTAGCTTAGGTCTTCCATAATAGTGAGCTACAATAGCACCACTACCTTCCTTAGTTGGGTCAATCTTTTCTCCTATCCATGCAGAGCCTTTAGAGCCCTCTCCTGAGGTCATGGCTGAACGATAGGTATCCACTCCCATTCCATACTCAGCACCATTGCCGGGGTACATTACATTGCCTCTAAATTGAAAATTGTTAGGCTTCTCAGGGAACTTATATATCAGCCAATTACCATTACTATCATCAGCCCATGCAATCTTATCTTCTCCTGTCACATAGAACTTACCCTTTCTTAAATGAACTGGCTTATCTCTTAGATTTTGTTCTTGCTCAAGGATATTGTCTAGATTGAAATGGCAATCAGCTTGATTAAACTTAAATGCTTCCTCTTCGTTTAATGGATAGTCACGAGTATCTTGGTCATTGTTTCTATAGTTAGCTAGGATAAACTCCTCAGCCTCTTTCTTTCTTGACATACCATATACATCTATAAATCCTGCTAACCCCTCAGAGGCAGGCACAAAATATCTAACCAATTTAGTTGGGGTATTTCTTCCGTGTTTAAACTGATTAGATTGGTCCCATAAGTTTTTAAATTCTTGCCCGCCCGAATTAGGTGGGTTAACGGTAGATACCATCAAGGCAAATCCTACCTTGTTAGCACCCTCTGTTAGGGTCTTCTTGGCGATATTCCAATACTCTACAATGTCTACTTCTTTTGGGAACTTAGAGGCCTCATCTATCAGCAATCTACTCCAACGACCAGAGTCAAAAGAGTTCAAGGCTGTGTTACGCCACTCTATAAACGAATTAAGACCCTCTCTTTTATTGTATAGACCTACATTAGCCTTCTTCTTTTTAGCCTGTTTAACAAGCACTAATCGCTTTTTAGGGTCATCGCTACCATCAGTTCTTGGCTGAAGGAATATAGGTATAGATTTAAAGCCATAAACAATCATGTTCATGAATAAATCCGAGGCGTCACCTCCAGTCTTTGAGATAATACCACAACGAGTATTAGCTGTGAACGAGGCCTCCTTGGTAAGTATGCATGATGATTGTGAGGTAGCTCCCTCTCTTCGTTTCTTAACCCTTATGACACCTAATATTGTATCATCTTTAGAAATCTCATTGTAAAATAGAAACCATTTTCTATCAGCATCTCTAAACTCTGGCTCAATGCCAGATTCAAGCGTCCAATAGTTTAAGTAAAAGTAATGGTCTCCTGTGATATAGGTAGGGAATCCGTTATTCATAAACCAATACCCATCTCTACATCTTTCAAATTCTCTTTTGATAAATGTTATTTGTTCTTCATTGTATTGAGCATTACCATCCTCATCTATTTCTAAATCATAGAATGAATCAGGTATATCAGTCTTCCTAAATTTTTGTTTCTTTGCATCAAGATTGCTACCATCAATTTCTTTTAATTGTGGTGCTGATGGAAAGTGACACTCAACGCCATAAATTTCTGTTATTGGCATATGCTATTTTTAAATGACTCGTATTTTAAATGTGCATCAAGCTCGTTATCAAAATACCCTAAATGTTTTTTTAATTTACCTATGCCTATTTGAGCAACAAACATTTTTCTTCTATTGCAAAAAGAAACTCCAATATATTTACTTGTTTTTCTAGAATCTTTTATTTTATAAAAAGATATATTATCCCTTGAACTGCACCACCTTAAATTAGTTAGATTATTATTTGTTTTATCTCTATCTATATGGTCTACTTGTAATAACCCTTCTTTATTCTCTATAAAATTTAGTGCAACTAATCTATGTGATTTATGTATTTTAGGTATTTTATTTGTGTATAATGTTACAAACAAATACCCATATCTGTCCTTAGGCTGCTTAAGTATCTTATTTTTTATTAAACTTTTTATTCTACCAAGGTCGCTTACTTGATATAATCCTTCGTATCCTTTAATATCCTTCCACGTTTCCATGATTTTGCTTTTTTTGTTTTGATATCCGTATATCTCAGTAATTGGCATAACACAAAGATAGTCAATTATATCTCTTTGGTGTCAACAATTTTAACATCCTCTCCTGCAAGCATTGCATCTATTGTTTCCTCAATCAGTTCTCTCTGTTCAGGATTTAATAAGGCTATCTTTTCATTGATAGCAGGCACAGCGAATATATCGCTTTCTATTTCAGCCTTAATACAATCTCTTGTATCTTGATTGAAATATGGATAGGTTTGAATATCATTCATAACCCATCTTAATTTTGCTATGTAGGTTTTAAATAATCTCTCTCCTCTTGACTCTGGATTTTGTCTTATAAAATCTTCAAAGTGTTCTTCTGACATCCTTAAATGATGTATTGCTGATACTAAATTTGCTCCCATTGTTTATAGTTTTTTGTTTCGGTGGCAGGACTTGAACCTACACACTCCTTAAAATTAAGGGCTCTACCTATTTGAGCTACACCGAATCCGAGTTAGTAATTACGACCTAAGAAGGGATTAAAATGGCAAACCATCACTTGCGTTAGATGCTGCCTTTGGTGTAGGTTTCCAAGTGTCAATAGTGATTTGAACATCCTTACCGAACTTGTCTTCCTTACCAATGTTAATGTTTAATTTAACATACTTCTTGCCATTGTACTCTTGTACATGCTGACTTAAGATTTCTGGGTTAACGGTTACTTGTAACCAAGCTTCTCCTTTTGTTTTCCCGCTTCCTGCGTAGATTTTTGGTGCTTTTTCCATAGCTGATTTGTGTTTGTTTAAAATGAATAGATATTATCTAATTTTTTTTGTTCTCTTCTTTGCTTAAGATATTCCGAATGGCAGAACTTGCACATATTTATTCTGCTTTTCCCCCAACCATTTTTTCTACTAAAGTATTGTAGCTTTCTTTCTATGCCACATTTAGTACATTTTTTCATACTATAACATTTTTTGTTCTGACTTTAAATATGATAATGCAGAGCGTAATATATCTGCCTGATAATGTTGCTCCTTCAGCAAATACTCGCACCATGTATCATAGAAAGATACTCCTGCTATTTCAGCATTCAGTATGGCTTTCTTCTCGGTGGCATTACCTTGATAGTTATCTACTATTTGTATCTTAGATACTGTGTGCTTGTCTAATAGGAATTGAAATCTTGCTCTACATTCAGCAGCAAGATATTGAACATCTACTATAGCATTTAATTTTAATAGAACAGATTGTGGGTCTGTTAAATCTACCTTCATGGCTACAGCTTTCTTAACTGATTCCATCATGACTTTAGTGTCATCAAACTTTTTCTGCAACTCTGGCTCTTTGAATAGATTCTCCATATTTTTTTGTTTTAGGGTCTTGAATAATGTTGTATTGTACTCTCCATTTATACAATGTTTTTTCGGAAATACCTAGCAGCTCGCTAGCCTCCTTAAATGTAAGTGTTTTGTTTAGTGCTTTGATTGAAAAATCTTTGTAATAATAATCAAAGCTTAGTATTTCGTCCATTACTTTTTGTGTTTATATGTCTTATTGCGTATTCTCCATCTAAGGCTTTTATGTATAATCTATCTTTATTTGCTGATGCTCTTTTTAAAACATTTTCACTTACTCCTAATTTAGCTGAGGCTTTTTTAACGGATTCGTATTCAATTCTTTTCTCTCTTCTTTTTTTCACATCAGCGATTGACATATCATAAAGCGCAATACTAAAATTGTTTTTCTCCATACCGCAAAGGTAATAATGTTTAAATTTAAAATGGCAATTCTTTCATTATTTTTTCTAATTCTTCATCAGTTGGTGGAACATATTTTTCCTTAGGCTCAACCCTACCAATTCTTTTAATAGGAAGCCAACCATTCTCATCAGTAAACTCTACGCCATCAGCCATTTTTAATTTAATTGTCTGACCTCTAGGTGTGGTGTTACCACCAGTATCCTTGTTACGCATTTTGTTTACATAGATTTCAGTTATCATCCATGTATGAGGGTCTTGAATATTTCTATTCATCGTTGCAAATACATCAACCTTATTGTAAAGGATTGCTCCACCATCAGCATCGGCAGGGAATGGTATCAACTGATTACCATCCTTATCCCTCTCTCTTTGAGATTGACTTCTTGTATGCAAGGCTACAAAGATTGATATGTTTGTTCTCTTGGTAAACAAAAGCATATCAGTATACATCTCCATATCGTTATCATACTTTGAGTTACCCTTAACCTTTAATGCATTGATTGGGTCAATAAACATTCCCTTGATAGAATGGAATTTAGAAACCTTTTCAGCGTATCTAAGAAGGTCATCGTAGGAATACATTGTATCATTATTGATAAAGAACATTCTTTCATTAACCCATTTTAATGCCTCTTGGAATTCAAATTCAGTACAATCCTTTATCTTCTTGCCTGCATAATGCTCAATCATTCTCATCTTAACTGAGGCTGTTTTATTTTCCCCAGTATATACTACCCACCCCCAATCATACTTGTAGGATGATAAGAATATCAGCCAAAAAGTTAAGGCTGTTTTGCCGGTGTGAGCATGAGAAAGTAGGGCATAGAATTCGCCTTCCTTAAGTAAAAAATATTTATCCATTTCATCATAGCCAAATGGAAGACCCATAGGTATAAGACCTGCTCGGTATCTTCTCATATACTCTTCATCAGCCTTGTTGCTAACTAAGAATGAGAGTTCCTGATCTATCATACCCAACTCCTCAATAGCAGTTCTTTCGTAGGCAGCAAGCTCATTGATAGGCATATACTGACCAGCCTTGATACCATCAGCCACAGCTTGAATCTCTATCTCAGCCTCTTGAGGCCCAAATTTCTTTAATACCTCAAACTCTAAAACTCTTTTTGCTATCTCCTCTTCCACAAGGCCTCCAGAAACCCATCCTCCTGCCAAATAAGAGGCTTTAATTACTGAGTGGTGTCTCTGCCCTATCTCAGCCTTTTGAATCATTTTTGAGGCTATATTTAGCTTAGAATAATCGGTACTAACGCCAGTCATTAGTATTCCCTCGTTGCGTACATTTTCTATTACCTCAAAGAATGTCTTGCTATCGTGATTGATATAGATATTTGGGTCATAGGATAGGAAAAGAATTCTTGATGGGTTACGAGCCGTTGGGTCAAATACTGGATACCTTTTAAGTAAGGCGTTGTAATGCTCCTCGTGCTTGTTGCCATCAGCTATCTTAATTAATCCATGAACTCCCGTGCCAGATGGCGATGTCCATAGAGCAAAAATGAATGGGTCTTTCTGAGCATCTATCTTAAACCTCTCAACATCATCAAGGTCATCCACATCAAATGGAATGAACTTTGAATGTATGCTAAGTGAATTATCATTACGATATGATTCGTAGACAGTACCATCTTCTCTTGTTTTTTTAATTGGGATGGTAAACTCTCCAGCAAACAATACGCAAGGCAATTCTTTTTTTAGCTGAGTGATTTCATCCTGATCCTCAGATTGTCTTATCTTTTCTACCTGATCTTTAACCCTACCATTTTTGATGGCGTTCAATACATTTTGTAATTCTATAGTAATAGGATTCCCTATGTCACTATATTTTTTGAAGATTGTTACCATAAAGTTGTGTGTGTTGTTCCCAAAGGATTTTTTCAATTTTTTCTACTCTTACTCTGAAGTCAATATTAGTTACCATTAAATTAGAGGCTGTCTTTATTGCATGCATTACAGAGGTGTGATGATTTACACCAAGATACTCAGACATTTCATCTAGGCTTAATGGAGTAAATTTCTTAAGCAAATAGGCGCAAGCAAATCTGGCATCAACTATCTCAGTCCTTCTACTCTTGGTTGTAATGTCTACGCCAAACTCATCGCTGACTTCTCTTATAACATTAACGTGTGGTAAAGGGAAAGCAATGTTTGTATACTCATTTTTAATTTCCTTTATAACAATATTAGCCTCATCAATAGAGTATCTACATCTAGCGATTATATCATTCAGCCTTGATAGAATTTTTATCACTCTATCCTTATCTTCTTTTGTCATTTCAAAAATTTATTTAATTGTTCTTTGTATTTGTTATGTATCTCTGTCAGTTCATCTATATCTACTCCTTTCCATATATTCAATTTATTATTTGTCATCATATAGGCTTGTATTTCATCATTTATTACTGAAGTATCATATCCTAATATTAAAAGATTATTTACTATTATTCCGTAAACTCTTCTTGGTATACTATTTGTTAATTCATCAGCTATTATCTTATACTCCCTATTTGTATGATATAGCGCATGACATAATTCGTGTTTGAATGTGCTACCCTTAGCTGACTTTACCCCAATTAAATATGCATCAGCAGGATTATCAGTAAGAAGTATTTGGTCTAATATATCTTGCATTGCTATGTCGTATGGTGATTCGCATTGCGCTCCTAATATACAATTAAGTGCAACCTTAAATGGTATATTAAATCCATCCCAGTCTTTAGTATATGTAAATACTCCCTTGTTCTTAGCTGAATACCATTTCATATAATCCCATATACTAAAGTCTTGCTCCTTAAATAAATCACTATCTGATTCATAGAACTCTTGTGCCCTACAGAATAGCATAGCTCTATCGTATTGATTAGGTACAATAACAGCAAAGATGTTAGGTCGTACTTCCTTCAGGGTGTATTCTATATTCATAATCGTCTATTTGTTAGTCTAAAAATATTTTTAATGTTTTTCCTCCATCCTGAAATGATAATTCAACTGAATGAAAATCGCCTAAATCTTTATATAAGGTCAATAATCTGCCAATAGGCTTATCATTCTTTGCGTGGTTAATTACCTCTACTCTTGTTATTGGTGTAGGTACTGGCTGCTCTTCCATATTATCTTTATTCATGTTATTTGTTTTGGTTATAAAATTCATTATATAAATCTTCTACGCTTTTACCCATTTTATTATTAGTTCTCATAAAACAAATTAAATTTAAATTTTGCTCTTTTTCTTTTTCAAGTTTAGACTCTAAAATTCTTATAACCCATTTCATAATGGATATTTCGTGGTAGGCTATAATGTTTGTTTCCAACTCTATCTTTAGGTCGTCAACTATTTCTTGTAAGGTTGTTTTCATTAGTCATTATTTTTTACCCAATAAGGTAGTGATATAACAGGCTTGATTCCATTAAATTTGTACCAGAAGTCATAAGACATTTCAAAGCATTCAGGTCTTTCTAAACAATAATTAAATGCTAGGCATAATCTCTCTAACTCCTTCTTGCCATAGCTGATGAACTCATCAGATACATTAATCAAGCTATTGTAGTAAGGCTCTCCTTTCTCAATTACATAGAATGAGAATGACTCTCCTTGCTGGGTATAGATAGCTGATTGTATGTGGTATTGATAGTTGAAGAAATCTTTATTTAAGGTCTCTATTTGCCCGCTTTGAACTGATTTGACATCAATTACCCCATTAGCCTTTACAATGTCCTTGATAGTTACGAATGGCAATCCGTATATCTCTGTTCTTTCTTCTACCTCTTTATCAGCTCCATTGATTAATACCTCCCACTCAGGGTTTGCTTTTACATATTCTACTAAATTAAATAACTCAGTATGCAATTTATCATCAAGTATTGTTTTACCCTCAGACTGTTTCTCAAAGGCAGCAAATATTTCCTTACCCTCTTTGGTTCTTTTGTCCACTGGCGGCATGAT